AATTTAATTTGTTCACTATGTAGTCCACCATACAAACCATAACCTTCACCACCTTGAATTAAACCACCAAGTGGTAATCCATTTCCTGGTGATAGTGGTCCACCTTCTTCCCCCAAGTTAGCTCTACCCGTTACATCAAAATCTATGTATGCATTTCTATTGGCACCAGTTCTCTGAGTAGGTAATTTCCTACCTGTTGACTCTAAGAATTGTTGTAGTTGTTTTGCTCTTTCTGACCTTGCCATTAGCTTCTATCTCCTCCACCTACAACACCATAATCACGTTCTATTTCTTCTTCTGGGTCTGGTTCTGGAGTTGGGTCTTGGACTTCTTCTGGTTCAAAGAAATCAATCTCTACAATTTCTCTAACGATTTCATCTTCATTAGTAATGATTTCATTTTCAATCTGATACATACTTGGAATAACTATTTGTCCACCTACCATATTTTGTGTAAACCCTCTATCTAAATCATTAATATCAAACTCTAAAATTGTTGGGTCGGTTTGGTCAAATTTAATCGGACCAGCACCATTTAGTCTTAATGGTTTATACTCAATCATTTCTGACATAGATTGAAAGTCCTCTTTGTATTCTTGGTTTTTGATTAACTCATCAACCTCAACTATTGCTTCTGTTCTGTCTGGTGATATATCATCAATAATATAAGTTAAATCTCTTTTGAACAATTCCATTTCTACTGCTTGGTCTTGACTATCCGAGTTGTTGGTAGCAAAGTATCTTTCTTCACCATTAATAGTTCTTGTTTTAACTTTACCTTCGTAAATATTCCCTTGTCCGTCTACAAAAACTTTTTGTTCAACACCTGCTAATCGTCTTAAAAATTTGTAAGTAACATTATAAGTTCCCTCAGTAAATCCAGCGTCTCTTAGATGTTGTCCTATATTTAAATCGATAAAGTTTTCACCAGAATCTAAACCAACTTCTTCTGCTTCTAAGAATATAGTTTCTAATAAAGTTCCTGTTTCACTATACACAAATAATGCTATGAAGTCGTCATCGTCATCACGACCGAAACTACTATACACCTTTTCTGGCGCAAAGTATAATTGTTTTTCTTTATCGGTAAACCCGTATTCTCTTGCCATTACTTGAACTCTTCCTCACCCTCTAAACCACTAACATTATACATATCAAATTCGGCTCTCGGTGCATTTTCGTTTGCTACTGCCCACGCTTCTCTTAACTTTCTATTAGGTAAAACATATTGTTCATATAGTGCTTTGTAATCTGAATTTTTTAAATAGTTGGATAATCTCATTAATCCCAACATAGAACCTACCATATCTCCTAATTGATTTTTTGGTTTTGCTTTTGGCATTGGTAGTCCTCTTATACCAAACTTTGAAAGTTTGGTAAAATTAAACGACAATTTTGCTCTTGGTTTTAATTCTCTTTTAAAAATAAATGCTATTTTAGAATGTAGTAAATCTGTATTTATGCTTTTTGTATCGTAGTTTACCAACAATACTCTATTGACGAAACGAGCAAACATTCTTTTTAGTGGTATGTCAATCTTTTCTTTCTTTACCTCTATTTTTATTTCCTCTCTTATTTCTTCTTTTTCTAAATCTTCATCATCAATATCAAGTTCTACTGGTGGTCTGAAATGTGAAAACTCTTTATCTATTTTACTGAGATTTCTATTGTTAAAAAATTCCTGTCGGTTTTCTATTCTGACTTGTTGGAAGTCTTCTTCTATTGACTTTCCTTTTTGAAAAGGTGATTCAACTAACATTAGTTGTCCGTCTTGATTTCTAAGTTGAACATTAGCATCAATAGAACCTGAAACTTGTTGCTTTCCTTTTAGGTCAGCAATAATTTCCTGTTGTTCTATAATGTCGGAATCTAATATCTTCTGATAATATTCTGACTTGTTTCTTGCGTCACTTGGTAAATAAGGCATTTTATCTCACTACTCTAAATTCATAATTGTCGTCATAGTAATTTATTTCCTCATCACTACCACTACCACTAACTACCTTGATACAAAAACGATAATTTCTTTCTGCTTGTAGTCCGTTCATCCATAATCTAAAGTAATTACCTGTTGAATCACAACTAATTTTAGAACCTGTTCCATACGGAATAACTACTTCTTCGGTATCGGCATCTTTTACTTGGTAGTATGCAGACGCACTTGGTAAATATTTTACCGTAAGTTCTGCGGCAGATGATGAAAAAGCAGTAGTAGGATATAACTCCCTACCCACTACTTGAAATTTTACTTTTGAACCTTCTTTATATTCTGTTCTTAAATTTTTAAAATAAACTTTTAATCTACTTAAATCATCTCCACTCAAAGCATCTAAACTTCCTGTTGACCAAGAACTATCATCCCAAACTACTTCTAATTTAGGTGGATAGATTGTGTGAGTTTCTCTTGAGAAATATTTTAGGTTTCCTAATCTATCTGAACTACTTTCGTCTTTTGTTGTATCACTTCCGGAAGTATATCCAAATGTATAATCTGTTGGTGAGATAGATTCTCTTTTTAGAATAAATCCTCTGTTCGGGTAAGCTGATGATGAATAGATGTGATTCTTTACCATATCCGTTACATCAATTCTTAAATCTTTTTTGTCAAATGTTAATTGGTAAGATGAACTAACTTCATATTGTCCGTCAATACTTGAAGTAAACCAAGAACCTCCGTCAGTCAATACTGAACCCGTTACCCAAGGTGTTGAGTTTTCTTCATCACGATATCTCCAACTTGCTCCGTCATCTGTTACGGGGTCGTGGTCAAGTTTTCCTGTTCCTTGTTTCCAAGCACTTCCACTAACCATATAAGCATAAACATATTGTTCTGCTTCAACTTCTTCTGATGTTGCGTCATATAGATTTAAATAAAAGTTTGCGGTGGAAGGAATTATTCCGTCTACAATAGATTGAGATATATCAGTATAGTCAAAGTCAATTAATATTCTGGATACATTACCAACCGTTCCATTAGAGTTAACATCTTTTACTATTTCTAATATTTCATCTAATCCTGTATTAACTGATGATGTTGTTCCACCTGAATAAATTGTTGCGTCTCTTTTTCCAAATTCAAAATAATGCATTATCTATCTCCCACTACTCTTCCCTCAATATCTATATTAGGGAATTTTAATTCAAATATACTCGGGTCCAATGAAGGATAAACAATTCCGTCTCTTATAGCCGCATCCATATCGTATATATTTCCACTATAACTTTCTGATACTTTATGTTTATTTTCAATCACAACAATATTTTTATTTGGATTGTTGTCTTGTGGTGGAACGACTGAGATTACTCCATCAACCAAAGAGATAACATAAGCAATATCGTTCAACACTATTGGTTGATTGATTTGCCACTTTTTAATTTCAAAATGTTTTTTAACCGCTTGTATTGCTCTAAACAATACTTCGTTTTTGTTAAATCCTCTACGAACAATAATACTAAATCTTACTCCAACATTAATAATATAAGCATCTTTAATGTTGATAGCATCTGTTAAAATTCTATATTGAGAAAGGTATGTTTTAACATTTTGTTTTACTGCTTCATTTAGTTGAGTAAGTTTTCTATCAGAAGTATAACCCAACATATACATATTTAATGCTAATGGATTAGGAATTGTATCTATATTACCAATTCGTTTTACTTCTCCGTTAATAACTTCTAATTGTCCGTTTTGTTCTAATTGTTCATCTTGAACAACATAAGCTTTTGCAACATTACCATATTTTTGTGGTAAAGAATAAACACGAGTTATATAGTCTTCTTTTGTTACGGCACGATTTTGTGCATTAAAGTAAGCTGCTGCATTTAATTTAATATCAGATAAAGTTTCTTGACTTGCTCCACCCGTTGCTCTTTCTAAATTAGTAACCAATACACTATCTTTTACACTTTGTTGTAAAGAAGCATCTATACCGGCTGTTGAATTATTGAATAATAATTTACTAAATGAAGTAATGGTATTTACTGGAACATTATGTTCTACTGAACCACCATAACGATAAGTAATTGTTAAAGTTGTATTGGCAGGTGCTAATCCAAATGTTTGAGTTTTCATAAAATTACTTGGGTCAAAACTTTCATCTAATCTTGAAACACCACCACCTAATGCTGAACCCACATTATCTGGATTTGGAATTATTTCTTCGTCTGCATTATCACTAACACCAGAACCAAATCTTATTTCAGTTTTGTTTTTATCATTTACTCTTGTGTTAAATCTTCTTGATGTCTTGATAAGTTTTAATAAGTAAGGTGATTCATTTTGATATTGTGATAAACTTGGGTCATTTAAAGTTGTGTTTTCTTGTGTTTCAAAAACTGTATCTTGTGCCAAGAAAGGAACTTCGTACCAAGTGTTTCCGTCTGAATCAGTAATGGAAACTATTTCTGTAACTTTTTCTTTATCTAATGTTATCTTGTCAAACTTAACCGCTGAACCAAATGTAAATGTTTCTGTTATGGTTGTTCCTGATTTTGCTAAACCTTTTTTAAATAATCTGTATGAAGTTGGAACATTTCCTGATGTTGGTGTTAGTGGTATAGATTCTAACTCATCTAATGAACTTGATGTTTTAAAGTTTACATCATCTAACAAAGTAAACTCAGTTCCATTTGATGATTTTACCGTTGAACCTGCTTGAATAATGGAAGCGTAATTCATATCAGCTGAAGCTGTATAACTTGCACCGGTTCCACTACCACTTGCTGGAACATCAATCGCAAAAGTCAATTCTACGGTAGAAGGTGCTGCCAACTTAGGTTTATATCCATAAGATTGTGCAATCTCATAAATGTTTTTTCTTTCTTCTGCTTGGTTTAAAAGTGTTTCTCTAAATTGATTATCAACATAATAGTTCAGAACATCACCAACATACGCTGCCATTTCAACAAACATCATACCTGGTGATGCTTCGTTAAAGTCATTGTATGTATTTGGGAAATAAGATTTCGCAAACTCTATTAGGTTTTCTCTTATATCACGAAAGTCTCTACCAAGATAGTTAATTTCTTTTTTAACTACTTTCTTATTTGTTCCGTAATCTATATCTCTTGGATTTGGTGTTGGCATTAGTTATCTCCAATATTAAAATTAAATGTTAGTGTATCAAACACATCTGGATTTAGTGTTACTGAAAATTCAATTGATATGTTAATCATATTGTCATCTGGTTTCGCATCTATTGCAATCTCATTAATGATAACATAAGGTAATTGTCTTCCGATAGCATCTCGTATTGATGTTTCAATTCCGTCAACCGATATATTACTTATATTTTCAAACACTTGTTGTTTAAGTGATGAACCAAATTCAGGTTGCATAACTCTTTCACCTGGACTTGTTAATAATAAATTTCTAATGTTAGACTTTGCTTGTTCCAATACGGTATCAGTAGAATTAAAAAATCCTTGTGGACTTCTTCCTAATGGAAATCTAATTCCTACTTTAATATCTTCATTATTATTTATTTCTTTAACACTTGCCATTATGGTCTAAATCCACCTTCGCCTGATTTCTTTTTATTAATAGCTTTCATCAAACCAGAATAATCACGAGTTAATGCATTTTGAACATCTTCTGGAACACTATCTACTGGAACCCCAGCTTTCTTAATAGTTTGAACTGCTCCCATTTCTCGTGCCTTTTCTTTATTTTGTCCACGACCTAAATCTCCATAACCTAAGACTTCTGCCATATTATCACTACCCAATACTCCACCACCTAATGAAGGGTATTCGTCCATTTCTGATGGTGCCCCAAGTGGTTTGGTGTTGTTCAATACTTCATTTAAAACTGGGTTTTTTGAATATTGTTTTTTAGGTTTATTGACAACCTTTTTAGGTTTAGGTTTAGAAATCGTTTCTGCTAATTTAATTTCTTTTTCTTCATTAATAAATATCTCACTCAGTTGTTTTTTGACTTCTTTACGAACAACTAATTCAATTATATTTCTTAATTTATCTTTATTCATTGTTACTCCTAACTTGTTACTGATTCAATTTTTTCTGCTTCATCTTGTACTTCTACCATAGCTTCTAATAAGTCCATACCACCTGAAAATGCCTGAACTTCAATATCAATTTCAGATATTCTTTGGTCAAATCCATCTGCTGAACCTCTTGCTACATAACTATTTAATTTTTCGGAAGCTTCATCTCTTCGTTTAACCAATGATTGATATCCTGGGAATGTTGGAAATGATTGTTGAACTTCTTCTTCCAGTTTAGTATAAGTATCTAATCGTTGCTTTAATCCACGACCACCTGTAAATTTACTTATAGTTTGTCCTGTTTTTTCTAAATCTTCTATTTTGTTTCTAAGTTCTTGTGCCTGTTCTAATCCTAAATCTTTTATTGCCCCGTCTACCAAACCATCTTTTAAACCATTAACGACATTTGCAACATCTAATAACTCACCTGACTTTATTGCTTCTAATGCTTTTACCTTTTCATCAATTTGGTCTTTAATATTATCTATGTTTCCTTTTAATTGTTTTAATGATGCGAAACCTGCTATAATAGAACCAAAGCCCGGAATTGGTTTAAACGCTTCTTTTAATTCTTTCATCGTGTAGGTTTTCCACTTAGATTTATCTAACCATTTTAATTTTAACACCAAGTCATTAAATTCTAATAATCTTTTTGCGTTTTTAATTTTGTCTTTAACATTTTTAAACCATACTGGATTAACT